TTAATGAGATTACATATGACAATGTTGTTGCAACAGTAGTTAGAAACAAATCTCAATACAGATTATTTTATCCTAAAGATGCAGGATTAGAAGCAAGTCAAAAAGGTTTGTTAGCAGTAATTAAAACAAATCCAAATACAGGTCAATTAGGATTTGAATACTCTGATATAAAAGGTTTAAAAGTTTCATCTTGTGATTCCGATTATATAGATAATATAGAAACAATTATTCACGGTGGTTATGATGGGTTTGTATACCTTCAAGAATCTGGAAACTTTTTTACACACGCAACTACAACAGCAGCTATTGATGCTACATATAGATCTCCAGATATGACAATGGGAGATGCAGGTATTAGAAAATCAATGGATAGAGTTAATATAAACTGGGAGCCAGAAGGAATTGTTAGCTCTAGTTTATTTATAAAATATAATTACGATGATATAAACACTCCTCAACCAAGTTTAATTCCCCTAGAATCGTCATCAAGTGGAGCTTATTTTGGAACAGGAACATTTGGATTATCAGGTTATGGTCAAGGTGATTTACCTATTACTAGAGAGTCAATAGAAGGATCAGGCTTTGCTGTAGCTTTAAAAATAACAGACACAAGTACAAATGCACCTTTTGCAATAAAAGGATTCCAATTAGAATTTACACCAGGGGGAAGAAGATAATGGGAGCGACATACACAAGACAGAGTTCATCAGCTATTGTTGATGGGGGCGTTATTGAGGCAGCGGATATAAACGCAGAATTTGATCAGGTTCTTGCAGCTTTTGCAGTAAGTTCAGGACATACTCATGATGGCACAGCAGCAGAAGGCGGACCAGTTACAAAATTATTAGGCACAGCAATTACCATAGGTGATGCTACGGCAGGTACAGATATTGCTGTAACTTTTGATGGTCAATCAGCTGATGGTGTATTAACATGGATGGAAGATGAAGATTACTTCCAATTCTCAGATGACTTATTATTAACTACTACAGAAAAATTACAATTCAGAGACACTGCAATATATATTAATTCTAGTGCAGATGGTCAGTTAGATTTAGTTGCAGATACAGAAATACAAATAGCAGCTACTACAATAGATATTAATGGTGCTGTAGCTTTAAATGGTGCTATCACAGGTGCAACTAATATTACTCTCTCAGGTGAATTAGATGCAGCAACATTAGATATTTCAGGTAATGCAGATATAGATGGAACTTTAGAAGCAGATGCTATTACAATTAATGGTACAGCTATAGCCTCAGTATTAAGTCCAATAGCAGGTGGAACAGGTATAGTTACAACAGGTGCTTTAAACGCAGGATCTATTACTTCAGGATTTGGTACTATTGATACAGGTGCATCAACTGTTACAACAACAGGATTAATTAGTGGTGGATCACTAGATATTGATAATGTTTTAATTAACGGAACAACAATTGGTCACACAGATGATACTGACTTAATAACTTTAGCTGATGGAATTGCTACAGTTGCAGGAGAAATATCTGTAACAACTTTAGACATTGGTGGAACAAATATAACTTCTACAGCTGCAGAATTAAATATTTTAGATGGTGTTACGGCAACAGCAACAGAACTTAACCTTATAGATGGTGTTACATCTACAACAGCAGAATTAAATATATTAGATGGTGTAACTTCTACAGCAGCTGAATTAAATATTTTAGATGGTGTAACTTCTACAGCAGCAGAACTTAATATTCTTGATGGTGTAACTTCTACAGCAGCAGAAATAAATTTACTTGATGCAGTAGCTAGAGGTAAAATAATTTATGGTAATGCTAGTGGAGCTTCTGCCCTTTTAGCTCCTGGTTCAGATGGAACAGTATTAAGTTCAGATGGTACAGACATATCTTGGGCTGCAGCAGCAGGTGGAGTAACCTTTAAAGAAGAAGGAACAAATTTTGATAACAGTTTATTAGTAGGTACTTCTTCAACTGGAACTTTAAGTGCTGCTACTGGAAATACTGGAGTTGGTATAGGAGTATTTGCAGCATTAACATCTGGAGATTGTAATGTTGCAGTAGGTTTTAATGCTTTAGATGCAAACACATCAGGAACAAGAAATGTTGCTATTGGAAAAGATGCTATGACAACTAGCACAACATCAAGTGACAGTGTTATGATAGGTTCAACTGCTGGAGATGCTATTACAACAGGCACTTCTAATACAGGTGTTGGTTCAGATGTTATGACAGCTACTACTACAGGAGATAAAAATGTAGCAATAGGAGTTTCAGCTTTAGGTACTAATACAACAGGAGATAGCAATACCGCTATTGGTTTTTTTAGTTTATTGGCTAGCACAACAGCAAGTAATAACACAGCAGTAGGTTTTTGTTCTTTAAGATTAAACACAACAGGTTCTAGCAACGTAGCAGTTGGAGATGTTTCTTTAGATGCTAATACCACAGGTAGTAATAAT